CAGCAGCAGACCAAGCACCATTACGCATAGCCCCCTCACGTATGTCTTTTAAATCAGTAAGGTGAGTGCTAAGGTCAAGCTCTACTTTCTTGGCTGCTTTTTTCTGTAAAGCTTGTATGCGTTCACTTACTAATGGGTTAGCTTTACTGTCTAGCATGCTCCCCGCTCTAGCTGCATTTTTTTCGCTATATCCCGCCCCAACTGCAGCTTCTTTTTTACTCATACCTTTAGCTACGTTTTGAGCGTACTTCTCTTGTCTAGGTGTTAACTTCTTTTTCTTAACCATTTTTCAAACTTAAATAACTCAGGTTGTTTTATGTAATTATAATATTTCTTTCTCTGTTTATTATATTTTTCTGGGTTAGCTCTATATCTAGCCCTAGCTTTAGCTCTAATTTTTTCTTTATTTTTACGTGCATACTCATTATTAACGTTTCTTCTATGTATTTTTTGGTCTTCAGTCTCGTTAGCTCTAATTTTATCACTAACTATTTTTTCATATTTAATATCGTGGTGCTCATTATAAGATTCTTTAAATATTTTTAAACCTTCAATCACTACTCTAGCTTCATATTCGTTTCTATCGAGTATGTATTTTTCATGATTAGCTTCAGCAATAGCAAATATTTCTGGGTCGACGTGATAATCGTCAATCGTATATCGACCATCACCTATAATATAACTTTCATCTTTTTTGATAGAGCTTCTAACTGTTCCTAAACCTCTAGGTCCTCCTGCCCATCCATCAAAATCTTTATAGACACCTTTATACGTGTCCATACTTCTTAATGTCATAGCTCTTTTACGACATGCATCACAACAATATTTTTCTTGATTATCTTTGACTGGATTTTGGCACTCAGGCACACCACATATAACAGGATGAAGCTGTCCATCTTCTCCAATATATGTTTTTGTTCCTTTACCTTTACCCATAACTATAGGGTAAGGTAGATTTACGTCAAAGTAAAGCAGTATATGACTGTTCAGTAGCTATAACTAATTTTAAGACGATATAAGCCTTGACACGACCTTCTAACCCGATAGCCTTAACTACCTCGTCAAAACGCCTTAGGTGGCGTCTGGTGAGACCGATTTTTGCGATATAGCCTAAAATTTAGTATTTCCAGTCCCATCCGCTATGGGGCACTACTGATTGATTATTTTTTATAGTTTTTACACTTTTCGTCTTTAACCATGCATTATATTCAGTAATAATTTCTTCCATATCGTTATATGTAGAATTAAGTTCATTCCATTTATTACGTGCGACTTGTGTTCCAAGATAGTAATCGCCGTCACCTAACTTACATCTTGTTATAATTTGCCATATACGTTGTTTTGTTAAATCATATGCTTCTGCTAATTCAAGTAGAGTAATATCTTGGGATTCCCACTCTTGATATATCATTGCATATTTTTCTTGACTTTCTACTTTCTTTTGTGGTGTTATACCTCTCATAGAGTTATCTCCTTAACTTCACCCCAAGATTGACCAAGCTCTGCGTCAACTAATAAAGGCACTGCCATGTCAACACAGTCCTCCATTATTTCTACAACTTTTTTAGCCTGAGCATGATTTTCGATAGATATATCTACCTCGTCATGTATTTGCAAGTGTGGGACAATTCCTTCCTTCCATAGTTCTATCATGGCTAGTTTAGTCATATCAGCCGCAGAGCCCTGTATCAAACGATTGAGTGCTTTATATGTAAATGAACGTTTTAGTTCATCCCCATATTTATTGATTGCGTCTTCTTTATTTAATGGTGTAGTTCTTTCAAATTTACTTTCCCATAATTCAAAACGACATCTACGCCCCCCTATAGTTTTTATAAATCCTTTCATGTTCGCTATCCGAGTACACTGGTCTTGTAGAGCTTTAATAAATGGCACTTTTTCATGGTATTGTTGAAACAGTTTTTCTGCTTCTATATCATCTAAACCTAGTTCTCTTATTAATTTTTCTTTACCCATACCATAACTTAGACCAAGGTTTATAACTTTTGCTTGTTTACGTGGTATATTTGCCATATCTGCTACCATTTGGTGAAAGTCAACGTTTTTCTCTGTATAACCCTGTACTGCTTCTTTAGAGCCTACTAAATTCATTTCGTTAGCATAGTGCACGGTTAGTCTAGGTTCTTGTTGTGAGTAATCAAAAGCTCCCCACTCACAACCTTCTTCAGGTATAAATAGAGAACGTATCAGATTACCTATTTCAGGGTCACGTGCAGGAACTTGTTGTAGATTTGGATTACTATAACTAAACCTACCACTGACTGTGCCACCTCTATCATTACGCATAGGGTGTGCCTCTGCATGTATACGTCCATTAAAAACATGGTCTCCTATCATCTTATCAATAAACGTTGTTCTAGCTTTATTCAATTTTCTCGCTCTGACGATAAGTTTTGGTAACTCATGTTCATGATTTTCTAACCAATCTCGTTGAAAACTTGGTGTGCCTTTTTCTGTTCTTGGGTACCATAGATTATTTTTATCAAAAATGTTTTGTAAAGAAGCGTTAGCCCATAGATTTACTTCATTACCATACTTCCTTTTTATTTCTACTTGTAGTATTTGTTCTTCTTTCGATAGTTTATCGCTAATTTCATCTGCTTTATTTGTATCTACTCTTACACCTTTCCATCTCATTTCTATTAATAAAGGTATAAGTGCTAACTCCATTTCTAATACTTTATCTAAATCTTGTTCTTTTATTTCTTGTTGAAGTTTTTGCCATAACTTGTAAGTTAATAGAGCGTCTTGCTCTCCATAAGGACCAACATATTTTGCTGGTAATTTATACATCTCACTTTTTGGGTTTACACCAAAAGTCAATGCTGCGTCTTGTAGTAAAGTTTCATCTTTAGTTTCACCACAATAATAATTACCTAATGAGTCTAAAGAATATGAGAATCTATTTTCATCTAAGAGAGGGGCGGCAATGATAGTATCAAGAACTCGTCCTTGTATATCAATGCCCTCCCTTTTTAACCACCCAACATCATAAAGTGCGTTGTGAAATATAACAGAACGTTGAGTAGATAAAACATTTTTGAGCCATCGCATCACCACTGCTTCATCAAGATTACCTCCGCCTACATGTCTTATAGGCAAATATCCAGACCAACTTTTAGAAGCAACTCCAACACCGACTATATGACCATTACCTGTTGCCCATCCTGGACCATTGATTAACAAGTTAGGGTCATATGTTTCTAAGTCAACAGCTATAGTTTCATCTGATGCAAACTGCGGTAATACCTCAGGCACTGTCCATGAACTATCTGGTTGGAAGAACACGCTTTGTCTCATTTTTTAGTTTTCTTTTTTGGTGCTTTGCCACCAACCCAAGCTTCGTTTACATCAGGCGTAGACTTATCATCAGCCATATACTTGCCTTTTTTAGTTCTAGCTCTTTTTGGTTTAGTTGGTTTAGCTTCTTCAAATTTATCTAAAGTAATTTCAGCACCCTCTACAGCTATATCTATTGCCTCATCGACAACACCTTTATTTAACTCTTTTTTATTAGTCACTTTTGGTGTTGTTTTTGTTGGATATCCTAAAAAACTTTTAAATTTATTCCAAAAACCCATTATTCCTCCTCGTAGGATTCACCTACATTATCGTTACTATTTTCTATCCCGACTTCAGTTGTATCATTAGTCTGAATAAGTATTTCTTGTTCGACTAACAGTAAGTATCTTCGTAGGTCTCTTATATCATCTAATAGACCTGCCTCACCGCTATACACTGCACCTGCTTCAAAAATATCCCACCCGTGTTTTTCAGACTGGTGTTCTACTCTATCGAATTTACGTGCTAGCATCATAAAGGCACCCACACCTCCACGTCTTTTCCAAGAATCGCCATAAGATTGTTCCGCCCGTTGTAGAGCTTGTAAATCGTTTTGAGCAATTTCTTTCATAAGATTAAAGTCTGCACTCATCTCATTCTCCTTTTTCCGCTAGTTCATAATGACGCTTTTCTCGTGTGCGGAGCCAACTAAGACAAGCGTTTTTCCAATCTACTGGAACAATATTGTCGCATTGTTGTAATGCTTCATTGAAATTTCCACTTTTGTAAAATGAATAAGCTATCGCCATAGGAACAGCTATATCCCTCATGCAAGGACTTTCCCAATTATTTGATGTTTCTAAATCTGCAGGGTGATAATTAAAAAATCTATTTAGTTCCCAATCTAATACACCACTATCTAAAAACAAATTAAAAGTTTCATAACCTTTTAAAACATCATAGATGTTTGTTGTAGACCTAATAGAGTGCACATCTATAGATAAATCTTTAACTTTATCCCATACATTATTTAAAT